CTGGATACCGTAATTATGATTCAAGTGAGTTCGCTGCTGTATCACCATTACTAGATGATGACGATGCGATGGAAGCAATCTGGAAGAAAGAACTATCACTTTCTGAGTTTGTTGCTCCTACACAGTTCAAGACTTATGATGAACTTATGGTTCGTCTAGAGTATGTTCTTGGTAAGAGAGGTGCAAAACCAATTGCTCAAGATGTGGAGGTTGAAGATGAAGAGTTTGAAACAACTCCTGTTGCTGCGACTAGAGAAACAGTCGCTTCTGTAGCATCATCCTCAAGCGAAATTGAAGACGATGATACATTGTCGTATTTTCAAAAACTTGCTGAAGACTAAAATACTGGGAGGGAAACCTCCCTTTTTTTATGGCATGGATATATTTAAGTTCTCTGTCTTGACTGTTTTGTCATCTACAAATTGAGATGACTTACCGTAAACCATTATATCTCTAAAATCATTAATAAATGTTTGTAAATATTCATTCTTAAGAACAAAAATAAATCTTTTATCATCATTCAATCTTGTCTCATGAACATAATTACTAATGCCTGTCCTTACACTTGTTCCTGATTTTGTCATGTATGTGGATAGTGTTTCTTCCCAATACTTGACTGTGAAATCTGAATTTACTCTTTTACCTGCAGGAAGTATCAGATGACCCTCAAGATCACGTATCTCTTTTGTTTCAAAATATCGCACATCGTTTAATTTTTCTCCATACTTATTGAGTGAGTAATCATATATCTCATTACTGTTGAGAGGCCATTCATCACGAATATTTACGATACCCGCACATGTGATTACAACCCAATCTAATGATGCAGAACCATATAAATCCTCTGCAACATTATCAGGTCTTAATCCCATAGGTATCTCATACTTGTTGAATACCGTGAACGTATTCTGAAGATCCTCTCTTAATTTTACTCTACGAAAAAAGTTTTTTACATCAATGTACTCAAGTGTAGAATTTTTATCACTTAAAAAAGATGGATATTTTAAATTTGGTAGTTCTCTAAAGTATCCCATTAGAATCCAACTCCACCTGCATCATCATAATCAACATCATAGATTGGTTCTAATTCTTTAAATGATAAATCAAGTTGCATTGATATTGGAGATGCATCATCATAAGTTGCGTAAACACCTTCCCCAGTATAATTCACAGATATATTAGTCAAGAAACACTGTTTAAATTTATGTAAGAATGGATGTTCACCACCGCCTTTCATATAACGTAATTCAAATACATTTGGTGTCTTAAGAAATACTCCTGATCCTCCTAATGATCCTGTATTCTTTGTTTTAGGAGCCATATTTGATTTAAATGATCTTATAATATTTTTACATTCTTGTGCTTCTTCTGGACTCCTTGGTGTCATTTTAAACGAAAAATTGAAACTTCTCAAAGCAGGGCCATTAAAGAGAAGTTCCATGTTTGGGTTAAATATTTGACCTGTTTGCCTTGCCAATAATTGAGCAGCAGATACGTTTGCTCCAAGTGCTCCTAAAGCAGCAGATGTTGCTTTTGCAGAAACAAAATCTGAAGCAGCATCCATCACACTTGCATCTGTCCCTATCGCATTTTTCATTTGTTGAGACATTTTACCTTTTGCTGCTTCCACACCAGCTTTGTCTTTGCCTAACATTCCTGATATTATTTCACCACCACCTTCAATTCCTGCTCCAATCACACCTGCAGCAGCACCCATAAGAGTATTCATTTTACTTTCACCATAATCTACAGCATTACCGTCTTGAATATTTGATGGCATCTGAAGTATAATGCTTCCTAAATTATTTTTTGCTTTATCTTTTGTTCCTTGTGGCCCTATGCGACGAGATCCGGGTTGACCAACTAAACTTCCACCAGAGACTTGTTTTGTAGGTTGATACTCTACAATGGTGAATTGTAAATAATCAGTTGTTTCTGTTAAGGCTTCGAGTGGATAGCGAAATCCACCTGATTTGAATAATTTTTTTATTACATTTCCAGAAGAACTAGAAGAATTATTGAAAGCATTAGATTTTTGTCTTAATTGATTTGCTCTCGATGCTTGGAGCATCGCAATAATTTCTTCAGCTTGATTTGGATTAGCTTTTCTAATCCTTTCTTCTATCGTGTTTATTTCTTCTTTACTATATTGTGCCATATCTATTTTTTTAACTATTTAGACGCATTCTACCGAAAGGAAGTGCTTGTAGGTCTTTTATCTCTTCGGGAAACACACGATATGTGCTTCCTGATACATTTGAGAATGAATATGAACGTGCTTCTCCATGATGAAAATTAGTTCCACGAAAACCCCAAGAATAAACATCTGTGACTGCAACAAGAGGATTAGCATCATATCTGCCATTTGATGATGGTTGATATGAGAAAAGAAAAAATTGTCCTGCTTGAGGAGTAGAAATTGAGTCACTCACTACTTGAGTAATTTGTGACATTAATTCATCTGGATCTTCGATCCCGATTAAACGGTCTAATACTGGGCTGATACGATTCATTTGATTCCGAGTTCATCCTCTGTCATTACCTTGAATTCATATAATCTATCTTTACAATATTCAGATGCTGCTTTCCATTTTGCTTGATTACGAGCATATTCATAAGTTTCATAAAGATAGTTCTTAGTTTGTCTTTTTGGTTTCTTAGGAGGTTTGAGTTGTTTTTTGGGTTTAACTTCGATAATATATTTTTTTATTTTACCGGTAGTCTCTTTTAATTTAACATAAAAATCAGGAAAATACCTATGAACTCTATTATCAATCGGAGATCGGTACGGAATTGAAATTTCTTCACTTCCCCATTCAAGAATATTTTCATTTAAATCACAATAAACCATGAACTTTCGCTCCCAAAGTGACCGATAAATGATGTTTGATGGGTTTCCTTTGTACTTTCGCGGGTATGATGGTTGATATCTCCCTTTATATGACATAAATATATAAAAACAAAGTCATAATGGTATTTAGTGTGTCATTAGTATCAAAAATCACCATGACTGATGCCAAAGTCAAATTTGGCAAACTGTCGTTGAATAATCAATATCAAGTTCACTTCGCTGGTTTTAATACAAGTGTTGTTAATTACATAAGGAATAATTTAGGAATCACCAATGCAGATGATTTCATATCGCGTGAGATGGGAATCTTATGTTTTGACGCATCACTCCCAGCTAGTGCGTTAGCGACTGCAGAAGTCAAGGATAATTTTATGGGTGTCCCTCAAGAGTTCGCACATTCAAGATTATATACAGATATTGATTTTTCTTTTTATGTCGATCAGGACTACACATTATTAAGAATATTTGAGGGATGGATGGATTACATAACAAGTGGTGCAGAGGGTGAGGTTGGTGATTTACAAAAACCATTTTATCGTAGGATGAGATATCCAGATACTTATAAAGTATCATCCATGTACATATCAAAGTTTGAAAAAAATCTTGATCGAGCACTCTCTTATCAGTTTATAAATGCTTTCCCAAAGTCAATCACACCGATACCAGTCACTTATGGTAATGCAGATATATTGAAAGTATCAGTAAGTTTCAATTATGACAGGTATGTATGTAATCGAAAGAGAAGAAAACCAAGTATTCTATCTACTGGTCTGGATTTGTTTAACGCATTTAGATAATGTGGACATATATAAAAAAATGTTGTATAATGTAATATAAATAAATTACTGAATAAAATATTATGCCTTTACCTAAGATTAATACTCCTACATATGAGTTGACTCTTCCTTCTAATAAAAAGAAAATTAGATATCGCCCATTTTTGGTTCGTGAAGAGAAGATATTAGTTCTTGCTTTAGAATCAGAAGATCAAAAACAAATTACTGATGCGATCATTCAAATTATTGGTGAGTGTCTAATTACAAAAAATGTAGATGTAACTAAGTTACCTACTTTTGATATTGAATACCTTTTCTTAAATGTTAGATCCAAATCAGTTGGTGAAACAGTTCAAGTAAATGTGACATGCCCTGATGATGGTAAAACAACAGTTGAAACATCTATCAACATTGATGATATCAAAGTTAAGAAGAATAAAGATCATAAGTTAATTATAAAACTTGATGATAAGTATTCTATGAAATTAAAGTATCCGACTCTAGATCAATTTATTGAGAATAATTTTGATTTTGAAATGGCTGAACCAAAAGAATCTGTGTCAGCAGCGATGAATATGTTATCAACATGTATTGATATGATCTATGATAATGAGGAAAGTTGGGATGCTGCTGAAAGCACGAAGGAAGAACTTGACGAATTTATTGATCAACTTAACACTAAACAATTCTCAATGGTCGAGGAATTTTTTAGAACAATGCCTAAATTAAGTCATAATATTAAGGTTTTAAATCCGAAAACTAAAGTTGAATCTGAAGTTGTATTGGAGGGTCTGGCAAGTTTTTTCAGTTAGGTATGGCTCATATGAGTCTTGAGTCATACTATAAAGTTAACTTTGCCTTGATTCAGCATCATAAATACTCTTTGACAGAGATAGAGAATATGATGCCTTGGGAACGAGATGTGTATGTGACTCTGTTGAAACAATATATTGAAGAAGAAAACATCAAAGCTCAACAACGTAGATCATAATGGCATTACCCGCAATTGCTGCTACTGTAGGAAAAAAAGTCGCTAAGAAGGCGGTGAAGGCTGGTGGTGAAAAGGTGAAGAAAAAGGCGAAGATGAAAGTCAGTAAAGTTTCTGACATGGTAAATGAAAAGGTACAAGATAAATTAGGTGTAGAAGATGGTAAAATCAAAAAAAGAAGAGGAAGACCAAAAAAATTTCAGCCACTTGCTGAAGTAGAGGCAGATATTAATTTAAGAGAACTAAAAAAGGCACAAGCTAAATTAAAAAAAGAGCAGGAAAAAAACAAAGAG